ATTCTTTCAGAGATACAGGAGACATGTCAACCTTCTTAACAAAGAAGCGCTTGGCAAACTCCGCAACCTCCCCGGTATGGGATACCAAAGACTTAGAAGGGTTGACTCTTACGTCCAACTCCTCCATAATCTTCAGGTACTCCTCCGCCGTCCTTTTACAACCGATAACTATATCGTCCCCAAGAATGGCATAGAGTGCAAACCATCTACCTTCTTCTATTATTCCGGCTCTGTGTGCCGCCCATTGCACAATAAGGTGATGTGTCAAGGCTAACATACCCCATGAAGAGTAGGCTCCCATCGGCTGTCCAGTCGAGTAGGTCACCTCACCGGTACGTATCCTACGTTCCGTTATAAGGTAGAATCTCTGTACCAGGAGTCTCCTCCAGATACCAGACAATTCAGGCCCTATGAGATGACTTAGGATGCCCTCTTGGATAGAGACAGGCAGTCGATCAGTCGCAGCCGACAGATCATAACTATAGAGACCCTTCAAACGAGGGGAGCTCAGTAGCTTAATCAGAGGCTTTGTCTGGTCAAAAGTACCGTCCTGTGGTATCTCTTTCAGAATGGAGAAACAAACATCATGGAGGGGTTTGAGTACCCATTGCGAGAGTGCATCGAGCATTGCGATCACCCGCACTTTCCCGGCCGCCTCTTCGAGGAACGCCAGCTTACCAATATATGAAGTAAACTTACCACGGTAGATGACAAGTTTCCTCATCCGATCGCTGACCCTGTTATAGTCTTGGAAGATTTCTAGCAAAAGACTGGATTTAACCGCATGAGACCATTGACTTAACAATGTCTCAAAGACGGTACCAGCGATTGCCATAGTCGCCGAGAGTAGCCCAGGGGCAGAGGTCGATAAGAAGTCGATTGACTCCGTCCTGGAGTGTACGGCTTCTACAGTTGGCGTAGCTTTCTTTATCAGGAAAGGTTCAACCTTTAACAGAGGTAAGACCCCATGGAACCCGTCGGTAGCGTAGGCCTTTGCTATAGGTGACATATCAGCCATCATTAACAAACGCTTAATCAAAGATGCACTACCCAGTGCTTCAATGAAACCCGCACCGGTGGAC